GTCAGGGGGTTGTTTACGGGCCCGGTGGCATTTATACTGGGACACTAGTTGTAGGCGGCAATCCGATCTACCTATTTGATGACTAAACGTCATGGCAAAGACCCCCGCTTGGACCCGCAAGGAAGGCAAGAACCCTAAGGGCGGGTTGAACGCCAAGGGCCGCGCTTCTTACAACGCTGCCAACCCCGGTAAGCCGGGACTCAAAGCCCCTCAACCTGAGGGCGGCTCGCGACGAGATTCATTCTGTGCCCGTATGGAAGGCATGAAGAAAAAGCGCACGAGCGCCAAGACAGCTAAAGATCCCAACAGCCGGATCAACAAGAGCCTGAGGGCATGGAATTGTTGAGATGGAAGCGACAGCACTCTGGAACACCATCTTAACAATCGGTGTGGCGGTAATCGGTATGTATGTAAAGAACGCACTTGAAACGTCGAAGTCTCAGCAGATTCTCCTTGCTAAAACCCGGGAAGAGATGCGCGAGAAGTACGTTCACAAGGACGACATGAAGTCTGTCACGGATCAGATTAACGCTCGATTCGACCGAATCGAAGAAAAGATCGACAAGATCATCGGGAATGCCTGAAATGAAAAAGATGCCCCGTAAGTTCTCTCAGGGCGGCGCTATGCAGCCTAAAGACCAACCCAAGCCCGCCGAGGCTAAGAAGCCGGTTGACAACATGCCGGACTGGGCGAAGAAAGACTTGGAGGCTAAGAACGCCGACGCGAAGACTAAACAGGGCTACGAGAAAGCTACTGCTAAAGACCGTCTGGCCCCCAAAGGCTTCAAGAAGGGCGGGTCGATCAAGAAGTTTGCAGTAGGCGGCGACGTTTACGAGCGGGCTAAAAAAGCGCTCGCTGAGCGTGGTATCACCGACACCCCTGCGCTGGACGAGCGTATCCGCGAAGAGAGCGAGAAAAAAACCGGACCTGCTGGTGCTATCAAAGAGCCGCCCGGCGCTGAGAAGTCCAAAGCGAAATCTACCAAGCCCGCAGCGAAATCTACCAAGCCCACACCCAGAAAAGTCGAAGTCCCCGCTGGGGGTGGCGGTGCTGGTGCAACTGAGCCTGATGTTTCTTACGGCCGCCGCGATGCGCCTAGCCTTGGTAACCGCGCCCAAGCCCGCGCTGAATCTAAAGAATCCCGCGCTGTTAAAGACAACGAGAGCGATTCAGATCTGAGCGCTGCGCCTAGCCGGTATATCTCCCGGGGTCGTAACTACTCTGCTACGGGCGAAATGTCTCCGCAGGCAGAGAAGGTTGTCGATGCTGGCATGACCGTTGCCGGTTTGACGGGGGGGCTCGGTATGCTTCGTGGGCTTGGCCGCGCTTCGCGCTTAGCGGATATCCGGGCTACTCGCGCTGCACGCCAAGCCGAAAATCAAGCAGATGACATCATGTCCAGCGGCAAAGCTCGCGCAACCCAGAATAGAGGCGAAGCGGCGGCGAGCGCACGGGAAGAAGCAAAACGAGATTTGGCAAAGAAGGCCGAGGATCGCGCACAAGCGGAAGCGGTAAAGACAGGTCAGTCTCGGATGCAGGCTGAGGCCGCAATGGCCCGTCAGCGAATGGCTGGTTCGGAGAGTGCTGCACGGGCGCAGGCGGCAGTGGCTCGGGAAGAGGCTCGTCGAGCCGCGATAAAGCGAGAAATGGAAAGAAACAAACAACCCGCCCGTGACCTTGACGAAATGCGCTTTGCCGACGAAGGCAATCCTAACTTCAAGCGCGGTGGCAAGGTCGCTAAGTACGCCAAGGGCGGTGGTATCGAAGCCAAAGGCAAGACCAAGGGCACCGTGGTCAAGATGGCTAAGGGCGGTTCGGTCAAGGGTTGGGGCATCTCTCGCGGTGCCAAAGCCTGCAAGATGGTCTGATCGTGCCTGCCAAATCCGCCAAACAAGAACGCTTTATGCAAGCAGTGGCCCATAACCCGGCTTTCGCTAAGAAGGCTGGGGTGCCTCAATCGGTTGGTCGTGAGTTTACTAAGTCTAAAGGTGGTGAAATGAAAGAGTCCAAAGCGATGGTTGGTAAGGAACTCGCCTTCATGAAAAAGAAAGGCGCTCCCAAGTCCATGATCAAGCACGAAATGGCCGAAGCCAAAGGCATGAAGAAGTACGCTCGTGGCGGCGGCATTGAATCGCGGGGCAAGACCCGTGGGCAAATGTGCTGAGTCAAAGTAAATGACCACCTCCGGCACCACAGCCTTCTCGCCCGACCTGACTGAGCTTTTTGAAGAGGCTTACGAAAGGGCGGGGCTTGAGTTGCGTAGCGGCTACGATTTTCGTACCGCGCAGCGCAGCTTCAACATTCTTACGACCGAGTGGGCTAATCGGGGGGTCAATCTTTGGCTTATCGAAGAGGGCTCCATTGCTCTCACCACGGGGGTAGCGACGTACAACCTGCCTGTCGATACTATCGACTTGCTTGACCATGTGATTCGGCAAAACCCCGGCAACGTCACTACGCAGATTGATATCAACATCTCGCGTATCTCCGGGTCTACGTACAGCACCATCCCGAATAAGTTGTCCCCGGGCCGTCCGATTCAGGTCTATATCAACCGGCAGTCTGGCGAGGCTACGCCCACGGGTACCCAGTACCCCACGATCACGGTTTGGCCTGTGCCTCCCGATAACACCTACACTTTCGTGTACTGGCGGCTTCGTCGTATTCAGGATGCTGGCACGGGCGTTAATACCGCAGACATTCCGTTCAGGTTTATCCCAGCACTGGTTTCAGGGTTGGCGTACTACATCGCCATGAAAAAGCCCGAATCAGCGCAGATGCTTCCAATGCTCGCGGCTGAGTACACCCGGCAGTGGGATCTAGCCTCGGAAGAAGACCGCGAGAAAGCCCCGGTTCGGTTTGTCCCGAGGAACTTGTTCTACCGCTGAGGACTGAGCCATGCCAAATAGGTTCAGTTCCGCCAAATTCAGTATCGCGCAGTGTGACCGCTGCGGGTTCAGGACTAAGCTGAAAGATCTTAGAAGCCTGACAATCAAGACAAAGCAGGTTAACATCCTTGTGTGCAGCGAGTGCTGGGAGCAGGATCACCCCCAGTTGCAGCTTGGTATGTACCCGGTCAATGACCCGCAGGCCGTGCAGAACCCCAGATCGGATGTAGTTAACTATCCTCAGAGTCGGAGTTATACTGAGGTCTTCAACACGGGCGTTGCCGTTGCCCTCGCCGTTGGCGAACTTACTGTGAGTTAATCATGATCTCCGTTAAAAAAGCTCTCGCCGCGCATATGGCCCGTGGCGCTAAAACCGCCCACCCTGACAAGTCGCTCAAGATGAAGGGCTTTAAAGCCGGTGGTGTCACCTCGCTCGATGCCAAGACCTACGGGCGTAACATGGCTCGCGTCATGAACCAGCGGAGCAAAACCAAATGAAGAAGGTTCCAGTACCTAATGTTGCAGGCTATCCGCAAACTGACATCGACCGCCGAGGCACTTTTGTCAAGGGTGAGTTCCGCAACGGGGTTGAAAACCCGCCTTATGGACACGGTCAGAAAACGCGGATGAAGATTCGCGGTACCGGTGCAGCCACTAAGGGCACCAAGTTCATGGTGAACTGAGCTTAATATGTCTCAGGTAATCTGCAATTCGTTCAAAGTGGAGATCTTTCAAGGTATCCACAACTTCACTGCGGGTACCGGGGACGTATTCAAGATGGCGCTCTACACCTCCGCAGCGCCGCTCAGTGCCTCAACGACGGTCTACACGACGACTAACGAATCCTCAGGTGCTGGCTACACTGCGGGCGGTATCACCCTTACGGTAGTGACCCCCGTGCTTGTTGAATCAACTGCTGTGGTTGATTTTGCAGACGTTACCTACGGCCCCGTCACACTGACCTATAGTCAGATGCTGCTGTACAACTCCAGTAAAGCCAACCGCGCGGTGGCGGTTTTTGATTTCGGCTCCAGCCGCACGATTAGTAGCGGCAACCTTATTATCTCATTGCCGCCCCCCACGGCGACTAACGGTATTCTGAGGGCTGGCTAAATGAACTACACCCAGCTTTACGACGCTATTCAAAACTATACGGAAAACGCCGAGACCACGTTCCTCGCCAATATTCCTACGTTTGTTAAGCAGGCTGAGCAACGCATCTATAACATAGTTCAGTTCCCCTCCCTGCGAAAGAGTTCTACTGGGGTTACTACAACGAGTAATAGGTATCTGTCCTGCCCCGGGGATTTTCTTTCTGCCTATTCTTTGGCGGTAATTGACGGTTCCGGGGCGTATAGTTTCTTGCTTAATAAAGATGTCGATTACATCCGGCAAGCGTACCCGTCCCCCACGAGTACGGGAATTCCTAAACACTACGCGCTCTTCGGCCCGACGGTTACTGGAGCGATTATTTCCAACGAGTTATCGTTTATCCTTGGGCCAACGCCCAATGCGGCGTACTCTGTGGAACTCCACTATTACTATTACCCCGAGTCAATCGTTACTACTAATACTACTTGGCTCGGAGATAATTTCGACTCGGTTCTTCTTTACGGGTCTCTGGTCGAAGCGTATACGTATATGAAGGGCGAGACTGACCTTCTGGCGTTGTACGATAGAAAGTTCAAAGAAGCCCTCGCGCTTGCTAAACGCCTCGGTGACGGGCTTGAGCGTCAAGACGCTTACCGTTCTGGGCAGTATCGTCAATCGGTTTCATGATCAAAAGGCTAGAAAATGCTTATCAAAGCCAAATCCACTGACGTAGTTTCTTCAACCCTTAGCCGGATGACCGGAATTGGCGGTGTAGCCAAGGCCGGTGGCGTTTTTACGGTTGAGTGCCGTGACGCAGCGGGTAATCTTAAGTGGGAAGAAAGGCTTCCTAATCTTGTGGTCAACGCTGGCCTGCAAGATATGAACTCCAAATATTTTACCGGTAGCGGATACACGGCTACTTGGTATGTGGGCCTTTACGGCGCTGCGGCTAGCAATAATCCTGCCGCCGGGGATACTGCGGCAACTCACGCTGGATGGACCGAAATCGTTCCTTACAGCAACGCCGTTCGTCCTCAGTGCGTGTTTGGCGTGCCTACGACGGCTGATCCGTCTGTGATCAACAACAGCGCTTCTCCTGCTTCGTTTTCTATTAACGCCACTGCTACGGTTGGCGGCGCGTTTCTTATCTCCAACAACACCAAGAGTGGAACAACGGGCACCCTGTTTTCCGCTTCGGATTTCGCCGCTCCGGGGGATAGGACTGTCGCGTCGGGGGATACGCTTAACGTCACGTACTCTTTCTCGCTTGATGCGGCGTAAGGTGACTTTGTGGCCGACGGCGGTTGGGGTGGCGGCTTTTGGAGCGATTCGGCGTGGGGTATGTCGTCGCTCTTGCGAGACGCTAGTGAATCAGTAACGGCGGCTGATGCCGCACCTGTCGCCGTAGAAATCTTAGTCCCCACCGTCTCAGAATCTGTAGTCGCTTCAGACAGTCAATCCTCTCGCGGTATATTTAACATAGCCGTTCCAGAAACGGTTACTGCCAACGACCTGATTTCTGGGTCGTTTGTTGTATTTAGAAGCGTTGCTGAAGTTGTTATTGGATCGGATGCTATTTCAGTATCGCCGATCTACGCAAGGCAGTTTTCGGATGTCGTCACTGGGGCCGATCAGGTATCTCCTTCCGGATCTACCTATCGTGTTACAGCCTCGGATACTACTTCAGGCCAAGATACTGCGTCGATCCGCCTTGTCATCCCCGCCAGTGCGCTGGAATCATCTCTTGCCGCCGATTCGTTAGGGTTGACTTCGACCCTTAGGGTAAACACTTCAGACACTGCGGTAGCATCGGATTCGCCCAGCGCAGCTCAGAGGTTTGCAGTATCTTTAGTCGAACTTGTTTCAGGCGTTGATTCTCTATCTCCGGGCCAGACTCTCTTCCCAGTTTTTTCTAGTACCGCTAGGGCAATTGATTTTACTGGATCCGGTGCTGGCGCGATTCTTTTCGTAGCAGTAGAAGAGTATATTACTGGGGGCGAGGGGCTCGGGCTCCAGAACGTGCTTAACTCCGGCGTTGCTGAATCTTCGTCGTTTACCGACGGGGCGTCGGCCCGTGTGGTGTTTGTCTCGTCTAACGCGGATAGCGTTAGCGCCTCTGAAGAGATGGCCCCATCTGGCAGCTTCTATGTTATCGTAGCTGATAGTGCGGGAGCCGCAGACAGTGCTGTACGACGACTATTGTGGGAGCTTGGGGATGACGCGCAAGTCTCCGGGTGGCAGAATATCACGAACGATCAGTCTACTGCTTGGCAAGACTCTTCAAACCCGCAGTCTCCTGACTGGCAACCGACGAATACTCTAAATTAGACCGGAGTGGCCTTATGCCAACCTCGTACACATCCCTTATTGGTCTCGCTAAACCCGCTACTGGTGAGTTGGCCGGTACTTGGGGCGCTGTGGTCAATGATTACTCTACTGAGTATGTTGATGCTTCGGTTGCTGGCGCTCAGGTTATCAGCGGTAGTCAGACAGCCGTTACTTTGACTGTAGCTAACGGTGTTTCGCTCACTCAGGCCGGAGGTGCCGGTGTAACGGGTTCGGCTCAGTATCAAGTCATTCGGTGTACGGGGAATCCGGCTAGCACCCTTGTAATTACGGCCCCTGCGTCAAGCAAGGCGTATATCGTAATTAATGCTACTTCTACCAACCAATCCGTAACTTTGCGGGGCGCTGGTCCGACTGCTGGGGTGACTATTCCGGCGGGGCAACGGGCCGTTGCAGTATGGAACGGTTCGGATTTTGTTTTATCCGGCGGTTATACGGCGTTTACCGGTGATGCTACCGGTGCTGGTACTTCGTCTGTCGCTTTGACGCTCTCTAATACTGGTGTTGCGGCAGGTACATACACTAAGCTCACAGTTGACGCTAAAGGCCGCGCAACCAGCGGGACTACACTGTCTTCCGGCGATCTGCCGACGTATACGGGGACGCTGATATCTTCGCAAGTCACCAACGCGCTTGGGTACACCCCATACAATAGCTCCAACCCAAGCGGTTTTATTTCTGGCATCACCAGCGGCATGGTGACTACCGCGCTTGGGTACACCCCATACAATAGCTCCAACCCAAGCGGCTACATCACCAGTTCGGGGAGTATCAGCGGTAATGCAGCCACTGCGACAACTGCGACTACGGCCAACGCCCTCAACACTTCCAACAACTACACGATCTACCAGCGTTTGTATTTTGGGGTGACCACACAGTCGGTCTACGCAGAATCTGGCACCAATGTCATCGGTTTTTTGTCCACGGCAGGGGGTTGGCTGTTCAGATCAGACAACAGTGGAAACTTCACCGCCACCGGCAACGTCAATGCAAGCGGCGGCACAGTCACGATTGGCAGCAGTGCCCTTGCGCCTTCTGGTTCTGCGCCGTCATACACGGCGCGGGCGTGGGTGAACTTTGACGGCACTAATACACCGACCATCCTAGCGTCTGGCAACGCCAGCAGTATTACTGACAACGGAGTTGGTGATTACACAATCAACTTTACGACTGCTCTGGCTGACGCAAACTATTCAATCGTCGTTACTGGATGCGCCACAACGGACGGCGATACATCGACGCTACGTGGGGCGCAGTTGTACGGGCCTACAGCGCTCACTACAACAAGTGCAAGAATTAAAATGATGAATGGATTGAACAATCAATCGTATGACAGCCCGATTGTGTGTATTTCGGTATTCAGGTAAAAGTTGAAGGAGCAACACCAATGGAAAAGCGCATCATCTATCCGACCGATGAAGGCGGTGTCGCAGTCATTGTCCCGGCTTCAGACTGTGGTCTGACCATTGAGCAGATCGCGGCCAAAG